GATGAAGATGATTTTTATGAAAGATGCAGAGCAGCAGCAATTATTGGTACTCTACAAGCTGGTTTTACTAAGTTAGAATATCTTGGTGAAGTTAGTGAAAAGATTTTTGAACGAGAGGCCTTGCTTGGTGTTTCTTTAACGGGAACCATGGAAAAGCACGAATTAGTATTGACCGAAAAGGTCTTGACTAAGGGCGCAAAGATTGCTGTGGAAACAAATAAGGAATTGGCCAAAAAGATTAAAATTAATCAAGCGGCCAGAGTAACCTGTTTAAAGCCAGAAGGAACCAGCAGCAGTATGCTTGGAACCAGTTCTGGTATTCATCCTCATCACGCTAAACGCTATATACGCCATGTACAGGCAAATGTTTTAGAAGCACCATACCAGCACTTTAAGAAATTAAACCCACAAGCGTGTGAGAAGTCTAGTTGGTCAGCCAACAACACTGATGAAGTGGTAAAGTTCCCAATTGAGGTTCCAGACGGAGCCAAATTAAAGAATCAATTACCAGCAGTCGATATGCTTAAAGTGGTCAAAGAAACTCAAAAGAACTGGGTTCATTCTGGTAAAAATCGATCATTATGCACCCAAGATTATTTGAGTCATAATGTTAGCAATACTGTTACGGTCAAACCAGATGAATGGGAAGATGTTACCAAATTTATTTATGATAACCGTAAATATTTTGCTGGCATTAGTCTTATTCCACAGAGCGGAGATAAGGATTATCCACAAGCGCCATTTACAACAGTTTATACAAGCAGAGAGATTGTTAAGGAGTACGGTGATGCTGCGTTATGGTGTTCTGGTTTGATCGAATTAGGCTTAAATGCTTTTAATAATAATCTATGGGCCGCTTGTGATTATGTTAGTATGAATCAAGCCAAAGAAGGCGATAGTCAAGATAAGTTACTATTTATCACTAAAATGAAAAATTTTGCTGGTAAATATTTTGGTGGCGATATTAGACGTTTAACATATTGCATGAAAGACGTTTATAATTGGAAGATCTACTGTGATCTATTTAATAGTTTCCAGAAGGTTGATTATACGCAACTATCAGAGACTGAGGACAATACAGTAGGAATTGAAGAAATTAGTTGCGCCGGTGGTGCTTGTCTAATTTAACCTCTCCTATTGTAAAGGGTAACACTTGAGAAAAAATAATAAAAACAAACAGAGAAAATCTAAGGTTATTGATGCTACTAATGATATAGTTCAAATTGGTAAGGGCTATAGAAATAGACTTAAGCCAAGAAGTGAAAATCAAAAAGAATTTATTAGAAGTATTGCTGAAAACCATATTACCTTTTGTCAGGGTGTTGCTGGTAGCGGTAAAACACATATTGCTATAGGTATGGCTATAGAATATTTATTAGAAGAAAAAGTTAAGAAGATTATAGTCACAAGACCAGTTGTGGAGAGTGGTGAAAAAATTGGTTATTTACCCGGCACAGCAGAAGAGAAATTACATCCTTATCTTTTACCACTTATGGATGAGGTACAGTATTTTATCTCACCAGCACAATTAGCCACCCTTAAATTAAATAATAAAATTGAGGTTGTGCCATTGGGTTTGATGAGAGGTCGTAATTTTCATGATAGTTTTATTGTTGCTGATGAGTGTCAAAATGCTTCTTATGATCAATTAAAAATGCTATTGACCAGATTGGGTTTGAATAGTAAAATGGTTCTTACTGGTGACGTTAGCCAATCAGATCTTCATAAACATATGCAGGGTGGTTTTTATACCATGACTCAGGTTTTAGATAGTATGGATGGTATTGCTATTACCAAATTAGATAATAGTGATATTGTTAGAAATCCAATTATAGGAAATATTCTTGGTCGTTTAGACTTTTACGAAAATGAACAACAAAAATAGTAGATGTCTTGTACTTAATGCTGACTATACGCCACTAGCCATAATATCATGGAAGAGAGCATTAGTATGGTCAATTAAACATGACTATAATCCTGAAATTGGTGTGGATATTATAGATTTTTATAAAGACGATTATATTGTGGGGACTAATAATAAAAAATATCCAATACCAGCAGTAGCAAGAAGCGCTAGATATTTTAAGCAAAGAAATCAAACCGTTAATTTTTCTCGTAAAAATATTTTTATACGAGATAATTACTCTTGTCAATATTGTGGCCTTAAAAAAGATATTTCTGAATTAACATATGATCATGTGATACCAAAGTCAGCATGGAATCATAATCAAGGATCACCAACAAATTGGACAAATATTGTAACGGCGTGTGTGTCTTGTAATCGTAAAAAAGGAAATAAAACACCCAAACAAGCAAATATGCCTTTACATAGTTTGCCAGTTATGCCATCAAAAACATATAAGTACTTGCCAATTACCAACTTCCTACATAGGATAAGAGTGGAGATACCATCAGAATGGATTCCATACTTACCAGAATCATATTATAATGCCATCATATAGTTATTTTTGCGAGAAATGTAAAGAAAAATTTGAAATTGTTTGCAGTATCAAAGACTATACTCCGCAAGCAAAGTGCGGATCATGCAATAGATCAAATAATGTTTATCGACTATATCGAGAAGATTTACTTACTCTTAATGCTAGTGTTAAAAAGAGTGATAGTGAACTTAAAACTATTGGTGATTTAGCAGCGCGTAATACTGATAGAATGAGCGACGATCAAAAACAAGCGCTCTACGCAAAACACAATGACTATAAAGAAAAGCCAAGCCAAAAAGAATTACCAAAAGGTATGAGCAGAATCAATAAACCCAAGAAACCAAAGTGGCCAACATGACACACGATTTTAGTTTTCAAATTAATAAAAATAAAACAGATCTTGACAAAACAACATCATACTATACACTAATTGGTGATCATGATACTCTTGATAAAAATGATCAACCAATCGCTAATAGTGAATCTAAAAAAGTATTAGCAAAAAAAGTAGAGTTTGAAAATAGAACAAAGTACTATATTAAAGTTGGTACTTATGGTAAGATTTATAATCCTATTGGACTATATTCAGAGGGTCATGCTAATAAATTTTTAAGTAAAATTGGCAAAAAGGCTTTTGAATTCCAAGAAGTAAATCCCAAAGCATTTGATTTTTATTTATCATTTTTAAGAACAAAAAATTTAGCATGGTTAAATAATGCAGAAAGAGAGATGAATTGATGAGAATTAATAAAACACTAGGTTATGCTATAAGTTGGTTATCTAGTAATGGTAAAGACCACTCGGAGATTGCTGCTGAATTAGAATTAACAGAAAAGCAAGTGAAGAACTATCTTGAGAAGAATACGGATAGTATTACTGAAAAGAAACTACCAATTAAAACCAAGCCCGTTAAATCTAGTGATTTGATGATTAGACATACTAGAGATAAGGGAATTAATAGTGTTGCTATTATGACAAAAGAGGCATCATCTGTTAATGATGAATTTAAGAAAAAGACTAGTAATGCGACATCTAGACGTAACGAGGATTGTATTTTTAGACCCAATAAATGAACGACTTTCCTTCTAAGTATTCTAATGGTAAGAGTGTTAGCGCTGCTCAATTCATAACAGAGATAATCTGTGAAAGAATAGCGAAGAAAAAGAAAAAAGATCTTCATTATAGATTTTGGGTGAGTAAAGAGTGGCAAAAAGAATACAAGGGTCAGATAACCACAGCACATAAAATATTAAAAGGCTTTGATGCTAAGGCTGTGATTAATGCTTTGCTTACTGATGATGGCCGTAAAATTTATTCTTTGCGAGCACCACATCTTACTGATATGATAATCAAGCAGCAGACAATTCTGGATAATGCACCAGAACCCGAACTAAAAACTATTGAGAGAAATTTGTTTAATAAAGGTAAAACTGATATAAAGTCAAATAATATTCTAGATAAACTGAGGGACATAGATGGTAGCTCTACAAGATAGTATAACAAAAGATTTTGGCGCAAATATAATTCTAAGTGGAAATGCTGTTATTGATCGTAAGTGTTTAACAATACCAGTAAGTCCAGCATTAGATATTATTCTTAATGGTGGTATTCCAGAAGGTAGTTTTGTGGTACTTACAGGTCAACCAAAGTGTGGTAAGACAACCACATCATTAGATTTTGCTGCCACAGCACAAAGAGAAGAATATAGTTCCACCGGCTCTCCACGAACAGTGTACTATCTAAACATTGAAGGTCGATTGAAAAAGAGAGATTTAGAAGGAATACCAGGAATTAATCTGGATAGATTTCAAATTATTGGTTCTCAAACTGGCAAAATTCTTCATGCCGAAGAATATTTACAAATTGCTGAGAGAATTATTAATGAGGATCCGGGTTCTGTTCTTATCATCGACTCCTATTCTGCATTATGTACAGAAGCAGAAATCACAAGCGATATGGATAAGATGCAAAGAGCAGACGGCGCTAAACTATTAGCTAAATTTTGTCGTAAGGTTGCTAATGTTATTCCAGTTAATAAAAATATTGTGATTGGTATTACTCACTTAATGGGTAATCCAACTGGATATGGTGCAGAGTTTAAAGAGAAGAGTGGTCAGGCTATTGCTTATCAAACAGACGTAAAGATTAGAGCCAAAACTTTTAAACCATGGTTATTAAGTGCTGATAACACTCAAATTGGTCAAGAGGTAGAATGGCAAACATTGTGTTCTGCTCTTGGTCCTCCTGGCGGTAATATTACAAGTTACATTCGTTATGGTCAAGGTATTGATAAGCAAATGGAATTAATTAATCTAAGTGTTGATCTTGGGTTAATTAATAAGGGTGGTGCATGGTATACCTTATCTTTTATGAACGATGAAAAGAAATACCAAGGAACAGAAAAAGTTAGGCAGTTTCTTATTGAGAATCCAAAGGTTTATGATGATTTATATGTGGAAGTTAAAAATACAATGGGTATCAAATGAATGTTAGGGATTTGGATGGCAATACTAGTAATTGGCATTTAACTGGAAATATAGCCAAAGGCTCTGAGAATAAATCAAGTTATCATATTCAAGCAAGAGCGCTTATTAAGCGGTTGTATCCCACAATGCAAATTCTAGAAGAAGTACCAATCAATCCTAGAAAATCTGAAACCCTATATTTAGATTTTTATTTACCACTAATTAAAAAATGTATTGAGGTTCATGGCGAACAACATTATAAATTTAGTCCACATTTCCACAATACTAAATTGGCATTTTTAAAAGGACAAAAAAGAGATAAAGATAAAAAGGAATGGTGCGAAATAAATGGAATCTGCCACATCGAATTACCCTATGACAAATCAGACGAGTGGGAAAACCGGATTACAAATGAATAAAACAACTAAAGAACAAGTTGATGAATGGGATAAGATATTAGATGAGTATGAAAATACTATTGGTCTTGGTAAATATACTAATATACATGGATTTAATGAAGATGAATTAAATCAGTATTTTACAATGTCTAGGGATGCTATTGAGAAATTAACTCCAGAGGATTGCGCCCAAATATCCTATAGATTAGCACAATATGCGTTTTTTCTACAAAGAACTTTGAATAGAGAAATAGCCAGACATAACTGGTCAGAAGAAACCACCAAAGAAGTTATTGCTGATGAGATTAATAATTATAAGGGTTATGGGTTTGTAGAGAAGTCCTTACAAGCTATTAAACATAATGAGAAAGCAACAGCATTAAATAAAATTAAAAAGTATGCTAAACAAAGAATGGATAGATTGTCTTATTTGGCTAATAGTGTAAAAAATTTATCAGATATTATTCTTTCTGTACAAAAAACAAAGGTGAAGCATGGGTCTTGATAATGATGATATTAAAGCATTAATTGCTATTCTACAAAAGGGCCTTACTAATGATGAGACTCCAAAGCCAAAAACACCAGCAAAAAAGATTAAAACAGTTCCCAAACGCAAGAATAAAACTGTTAATGATCATGATGGTACTAATTTATTTGATACCATGTCAGATAGAAATCTACACAAGGAAGACGTTGAATTTGATAGGGCGGTAAGAAAATTCCCACCAACACCAAGAAATAGATCATTTACTCCTGTTTCGGTGGTTTGTAGGTCTTGTGGTAAAAAAGAAGAAGTGAATCCGGTTCTCATTCATGATTCCGTAGATAGATATAAGTGTAACAAGTGTTCATCGAGTGCAGGGTGAAATGATATTATCTGATCCTTCGGCTGAGAGAGCAGTATTATCCATATTATTTAAACATGGTGATAGTGCTTACCTAGAGATTTCTGATCTTTTAAGTGAAAACTCTTTTACTATTGATAGTAATAAATATATCTATCAGTGTGTTAAGAAAATTTGTGAAACTAGCCAGACCAACTCTATAGATATTGCCTCGGTATATTCTGTGGCAAAAGATTTGGGTTTGGATACTATCTTAAATAAGAAAGAAGAAACCTTACACTTAAAAGCAATTATTGATTTCCCAGCAAACAAAGATAATGGATTAAAGTTTGCCGCAAAAATTAAGAAACTAGAAATTGCACGAAAGTTACATAAAGAATTAGAAGTTGCTCAAAATAAACTATCAGAAGTGTCTGGTTCAGAAAGCATTACTAATATTCTTGGTATCGCTGAAGATACTGTATTAAATTTTAGCTCATCACTAAATGATAATGATAATAATCCAGCACATATTTCTGATGGATTACAGGATTATATTAATCATCTGATTGAGAATCCAATTAGTCAGGTTGGTATATCGACTGGTTTTCCAGCATATGATAATGCTATTGGTGGCGGATTAAGAAAGAGCACTATTAATGTTATCGCTGCCAGACCAAAAACCGGTAAAACTCTATTAGCCGATAATATGGGTTTTCATATTGCAAATAAATTAAAAATTCCTGTTTTGAACATGGATACAGAAATGACAAAAGAGGATCATATTAATAGATTAATTGCAATGATGACAGAGGTAGAAATTAATAAAATTGAAACCGGAAAGTTTAACGACTCCATTGTTATTGCAGATAAGGTCAATAAAGCTGTGGGAGATCTTAAGGATACTCCACTGTATTATAAGAGCATTGCTGGCAAACCATTTGAAGAACAATTGGCATTAATGAGACGATGGATTATGAAAGAGGTTGGTCTTAATAGTGATGGTACAGCAAAGCCTTGTGTTGTATTTTATGACTATCTAAAACTTATGGATAGTGCTGGAATATCTCAGGATATGAAAGAATATCAGGTTTTAGGATTTATGATGACGAGTTTACATAACTTTGCTTGTAAATTCCAAATACCAATCGTCGCATTTGTACAATTAAATAGAGATGGTATTACAAAAGAGAGCACAGACACAGCAAGTGGTTCTGATCGAATTATTTGGTTATGTAGTAATTTCACAATCTTTAAACGTAAGAGTGATGAAGAAATAGCAGAAGATGGTGCTAATGGCGGTAATCGTAAATTAATTCCAGTTATTAGTCGCCATGGTGCTGGTATAGAAGAAAACGATTATATTAATTGTCATATGAAGGGTTGGTGTGCTAAGATTAGTGAAGGAAAGACCCGTATTGAACTTATGAAAGGTGGTTCTGATTTAGATGGCTCTGGATTTGACACAACGGAAACCAATGAAAAAATCAGCTTTAATTGATCAAAATAAAATCAAAATTATTTGCGATCAACTTTGTGATAGAATTGAAGATTTGCTAGAACATTTTAATTTAGAATTTAGGATGAATGGAAAGTTTGTTTCCATGAGTTGTCCTATTCATGGTGGTGATAATGAAGGCGCGTTAAATCTATACCATATTGGAGATTCATATAGAGGCAACTGGAAATGTAGAACTCACCATTGTGAAGAAGTCTTTAAGGGCTCTATCATTGGTTTTATTAGGGGTGTATTATCTCATAATAAATTTCACTGGCAAAAAAATGGTGATGATGTATGCTCTTTTAAAGAAGCACTAGATTATGCTACCACCTTTCTTAATGTTGATATGAAAGATATCAAAATATCTAAATCAACAAAAGAGAAATCTTTATTTGTATCAAATGCTAAGTTATTAGTTAATGAAACATCAAATATTGTTAATAAATTAAGTCGATCAAGCGTAAAGAAACATCTGAATATACCTAGTAAATATTTTCAGGATCGTGGTTTTAATAAAGATATATTATATAAATATGATGTTGGTGAATGCTTATCACCAAATAAAGAAATGTTCAATAGGGCTGTGGTTCCTATTTATGATAATAATTATGAATACATGATAGGTTGTACTGGTCGTAGCATATTTGAAAAATGCGATCAATGTAAGTCATATCATGATCCAAATAACTCTTGTCCAAACGAAACCGAGAACTGGAAATATTCTAAGTGGAGACATAGTGCAGGATTTAAAACACAAGAATCACTATACAATTTATGGTTTGCTAAAGATTATATAGTAGATACTAATACAGTAATTATAGTTGAGAGTCCTGGAAATGTGTGGAAATTAGAAGAAAATGGAATACATAATAGTGTGGCAATTTTTGGATCTAGTTTAACAGATCGTCAGAAAACTATTTTAGATACTTCTGGCGCTATGACATTGGTGGTAATAATGGATTCTGATAATGCTGGACAAAAGGGCCGAGAAGTTATAGATCAAAAATGTTCACGTACTTATAATATTAAACATATTTATTTAAGTAAGAATGATATTGCTGAAATGACGAGTAATGAAATTAATAAAGAAATTAAGGAAAAACTATGACTAAGATTATAGCATTTGCTGGCACAAAACAATCTGGCAAAACTACTTGCTCAGAAGCGGTTGCTGACTGTTTTAATACTGCTGTTTTAAAATATAATCTAGAATTAGTAGATAATTTTAATAAAGCAACTATTTATAATTTTGCTGATCCTCTTAAAAAAGATGTTTGCATAAATATCTTAGGATTAAGTTATGATCAGTGCTATGGTACTGATGAACAAAAAAATGAATTGGTTAATTGTTATTGGCAAAATGAACAATTGACCGCAAGACAAGTAATGCAGTTTGTTGGTACAGATATTTTTAGAAAAATGCAACAAAATGTTTGGGCCGATGCTACCATATTAAAAATTCAAAAAGAAAAACAACCATTAGCAATTATTGCTGATTGTAGATTTCCAAATGAGGTTGATGCTGTTAAAAATGCTGGTGGATTAGTGATAAGATTAACGCGCAAACCATTTGATTCAGATCATGCTAGCGAGGTGGCATTAGAACCAAAAAATTATGATTGGCGTAATTTTGATTTTGTATTACACAATGCTAGTATGACCATCCAAGAACAAAAAAGTTTTATTATAGGATATCTTCAAAGCAGAGGAATATTACCATTATAATTACATATTTTAGAAGTTCATCCTATAATGCTCACAGTATGTGCGAGCAGCAATTTTTTATTGAATATATTTTAGGGTGGAGAGGGCCATCTGGACAAAAGGCAGATAAAGGAACCATAGTACATAAAGTACTAGAAATATTAGCTTTTATTAAACAAGGTCAACAGCAAAATCTTACAGTAATTGAAGATGATGTTGTGGGTTCTTTGGATATTAATAAATACAATTTAACTGATATTTCCAATACTGTTTATGATTATTATTCAACCGCTAATAGTCATCATAAATGGACAGAAAAGGATCGTAAAGATTGTCATGCCTGGGTACAAAAAACATTAGATTTTAATAATGGGATGTTTGATCCACGGAACAGACATATAATATGTCCGGAGCAGAGATTCGATCTTGTAATTAAAAAGCCTTGGGCAGAATACTCATTTGACACTCCTGATGGCAAACTACAGGGTCATTTGGCACTCAAAGGAACCATAGATCTTATCACCCAAGTTGACGATAAAGTTTTTGAAATCATTGACTGGAAAACAGGTAAAAGATTAGATTGGGCAACAGGGCAAGAAAAAACCCAAGAAAAACTAGAGAATGATCCTCAATTAAGAATCTATCATTATGCTGTGAGTCAATTATATCCAGAAGTTGAGAGTATAATGGTCACCATTAATTTTATAAACGATGGCGGTCCATTTTCTATCTCTTTTGATAGAAGCGACTTACTCAAGACAGAACAGATGTTAAGAGCAAAATTTGATAAGATCCGTTCTGTAAAAAGACCACAATTACATAAAAGTTGGATGTGCAGTAAGTTGTGTCATTTTGGAAAAACCACATTTGAAAATTCTGACATTCACCCTATAATTGAATACAGGGATGGTCAGGTCACACCAAAAGATAAGTTTATGAGTAAGTGTGAGCAGATTCATCATGATATTCAGTTGAATGGTATGGATGCTGTGGTTAAGGATTATAAACACAAAAATCATACCTTTGGTTTTTATAAGGCACCCGGCGAAACTTAAAGATGTCAATATACGTTCCGTTGCACGTTCATTCTCACTATAGTTTACAACTTGGATTATCAAAACCTTCTGATATAGCAGAACGGTGTTCATCGCTAGGCATAAAGTCTTGTGCTATTACAGATAATATGAGCATATCTGGAACAGTAGCGTTCTATAAAGAGATGGTGGCACATGGTATAAAGCCGATTATTGGTTGTGAGATTAATATTTGTGATAATGATGCGTGTATTAAGAATGAGCACAATCAAAAATTATCTAAGATTACATTATTATGTAAAAATATTAAGGGATGGAAAAATTTAATTCAAATAGTATCCAAATGTAATAGTGCTGAATTTTTTGATAAGAAACCAAGAATTGATTTAAGTAATTTAAAGAGTATCTTAGATGAAGATAATCTAATATGTATAACAGGATATTATGGGTCTTCGTTATGGAATACCATAACATCAGATAATGAATTAAATATTGAATTTAATAAACAAACCAAAGATCACATGACCATTTTAAATGATATCTTTGGCAAAGATAATGTGTTTATTGAGTTGCAACTATTTGATAATCAAAATAATAAACAGACCATTGGACAAGAGTTACGCAAAATTTGTCAAGACTATAAATTAATTGCTGGTATTGATTCTTATTATTCTGTAGCGGAAGATAGTGTGGATCAGCAAATATTGCTATGTAGCAATCTTAAAACCACTCTGCCAGAAATTAGTAAAAAAATTATTAATCATATTGATGTTGGTTTTAATTATTTCTTTAATTCGGATAAGTATCATATACTATCTAACGAAGAAATGCTATCTTATTATAGCACAGAAGAATTATCGAACACTTTACTTGTAGACTCTTTATGTGAAAATTTTAGTCCACTTAGTAAACCAATTTTGCCAACATTTAATTTTCCATCAGAATATGAATCAGAAAGTCAATACTTAAGACAATTATGTAGAGATGGTTGGAGAAAAAAGATAGACAAGCGGATTCCAAAAGAGCAGCAAGATATTTATGTTGATAGAATTAAGAAAGAATTGGAGGTTCTAGAGGGTGCTGGTCTAAGTAGTTACTTTCTAATTGTAAGAGATATTATACAATTTATTAGAGATAATGGCTGGCTTCCAGGTCCAGGTAGAGGATCTGCTGCTGGTTGTTTGGTATCTTATCTGATTGGTATCACTAGTATTGACCCTATTAAGTATGAATTATTGTTTGAACGATTTTATAATTCTGGACGAAATACTAAAGACCGTATCTCAATGCCAGATATTGATGTGGACGTTCCAATTAATCAAAGAGAAGCTGTTATTAAATATATTAAAGATAAATATGGTAATGATAGAGTTTCTCAAATGATCACTTTTAATACTTTAAAAGGTAGGGGCGCTTTAAAAGAAGTATTAAGAGTTTATAATAATATTTCATTTGAGGAAATGAATAGTATTACTAAACATATTCCTGATGAGGCAAAGATTGCTGATGAACTACAAGAAATTAAAGAAGAAGAAGGCTCGGCATCTATTATCAGATGGACACTGGAAAATAGTGGAGACAAACTAAAAGAATGGTGCTCAATAGATGAAAATGGTCAATTAGTCGGCCCACTTGCCAAAAGGTTTGAGCAGGCTATAAGATTAGAGGGCACAAAATATAACCAATCGAAACACGCGGCGGGTGTTGCTATTGGCGCTACGGACTTGCAGGATATTTGTCCCATGATATATGATACTAAAACTGATCAAAATATTGCGGGTCTAGAAATGAACGATTTAGAATCTTTAGGTGTTATTAAATTTGATATCTTAGGTATTGCTTTACTAGATAAATTAATGTTAGTCAATTCTTATACTAAAAAGGAGAAAGTATGAAATTTTCAGAAGTAACAGTTGGTCAAAAATTTACTTTTCAAAATCAAGAGTATGTGAAAATAACAGCACAAAAAGTAAGTTGCTGTAGATCACTCAATGCTCAGAATACAACAAATAATAACAAAGTCACCATCGCGCCAGAATCTGCTGTAGAATTAGTAACAGAATAAATAATGAATAATAAAATTTGTGTTTTTGACTTCGAGACCGATGGTAGTGATCCATCAGTCTGTAGTCCTGTGCAACTATCTGCACTTATGATAGATGCTCAGAGACTAGAAATTATTAAAGGTTCTGAGTTTAATGTTAATCTTAAACCTGAAAGAGTTGAGAAGTCTTCAGATATTAGCGTTTATAGTGATAGCGATATCTTAGAATGGCATGGTAAAGTTAAAGGTATTGATAAAACAGAAGTTTTCGATCTTTGGATAAACTATCCTGATCAAAAACAAAGCTGGAAACAGTTCATATCTTATCTTGATAATTATCATGCTATTGGTGGCAAATCTAAAAGCCAATTTAGTGCCCCAATCGCCTGTGGATATAATATCCTCAGATTTGATATGAAAATTGTAGAAAGATTAAGTATTAAATATAATAACATTAATAAAGAAAATTATACTAATATATTTCATCCAAGAGATAAGATCGATTTAATGCACATAGCGTGGTTATGGTTTGAGAATAATTCAGAGGTCAAGTCTCTATCTTTGGATAATCTGAGAAATTATTTGGGTATTGATAAGACCAACGCCCACGATGCCCTAAAGGATGTTTATGACTGTGCAGAATTATTAATTAGATTTTTAAGATTACATAGAGGTTTAG